GTGGAGATTTATCTATGGGTGAAATTAGACGCACTAAAATGGATAGAGCCCTGGAATCTGGGGATATTTCCCTTATTGCCGACGCTTTATCGTTCAAACAGCGCAATTTCTGCCATTCTTTTATCAAACATTTTAACGGCGCGAGGGCCATTTTAGAGGCAGGATATGATACTCCGCCTGAGAATGCGTCCAGAATGGGACATCAAGTTCTTAACGCAGCGGGTGTTAGGCCCTATATCGACCACCTTTTGGAGGAACGAGCTAAGGAAACACACATCGACATTGATTACGTCCTACGGGGTATTCTTCGTACGATATCGAAATCAGAAGACGGGGATAAGGCACAACTTACGACCGCACTTCGAGGGTACGAGCTTCTAGCCAAGCACCTTGGAATGTTTGTAGAGAAGCAGGAAGTAAAAATTGATGGCAACATTGAATATGAACAACGAGTCCGAGAGGACACAGCTGCTCTCGAAAGCGCAATTACTCGCCTCGCTCAGCGAGACGGAAAGAGCGGAGTGGCTAAGCTCGCTAACTCCGGCTCAGAAGGCTGAGCTTAGATGGCACTGGGAATTCTGGGCAAGGCCTGACCAATTAGAGCCCGAGGGTATGTGGAATACCTGGATGGTTCTAGCAGGACGTGGTTTCGGTAAGACGAGAATCGGTTCTGAATGGATTAGGTCTAACGTCTGTGGTTCTACACCGATGTCCAGAGGCCCCTCTGATTGGGGTCGTATTGCTCTGGTAGCTGAAACAGCTGCTGACGCCCGTGACGTTATGGTTGAAGGGGAATCAGGCATCCTAGCCTGCCACCCTAAAGACTTCCGTCCTGTGTACGAAAAAACAAACCGTAAGCTAACGTGGCCTAACGGGTCTGTTGCCTTCTTGTACAACGCTACAGAGCCAGACCAGCTCCGCGGTCCTCAGCATCACGCTGGATGGGTTGACGAGTTAGCTAAATTTCGTTATATGCAAGAATGCTGGGACCAGCTACAGTTTGGTCTCCGTCTCGGTGTTCATCCTAAGGTCCTGGTAACTACAACTCCACGGCCTCTCCCTCTTATTAAGAAGCTGGTGAACGATGAAGACACATTTGTTACCCGAGGGTCCACCTTGGACAATGCCGCTAACCTGGCGACCAACACCCTCAAGCAACTATATGAGCGATACGGCTCCACTCGTCTGGGACGTCAAGAGCTTGAAGGAGAGATTCTTGGAGACATTCCAGGAGCTCTGTGGAATCGAGACTCGATAGACGGTGCACGTATTAAAGAGGCCCCTAAGGACCTCGAGCGTGTATTTGTTGCTGTTGACCCTGCTGCCTCGTCTGAGGAAAACAGCGATGAGAACGGTATCGTAGTTGTTGCCCTTGCTCGTGACCCTGATGGGTACGCTCGTGGGTACGTTCTCGAGGACGGAAGCCTTAAAGGCTCTCCTGAGGAGTGGGCACGACAAGCAGTCCGGCTGTACCGTAAATGGTCAGCAGATAAAATTATTGCAGAAAAGAATAACGGCGGTGAAATGGTTTCATCGGTCATACGAGCAGTCGACAGGTCTGTACCAATTAAACTGGTGCACGCATCTCGAGGCAAGGTCGTTAGAGCCGAACCAATCTCTGCTCTGTACGAACAAGGACGTGTACATCACGTAGGTATGTTCGATAAGCTAGAAGATCAGATGTGTCTATTCTCTGTAGACAACATCCGTAATTCATCCACTGGGTCACCTGACCGTGTTGACGCTCTTGTATGGGGTCTGTCGGAACTATTCGACAAGATTACAGCTCGGCGCCGCGGAGGGACTGTTGCCCGTGGGGCTATCGTTGTTGATAATACAGCCTCTCAACCTTGGAGTATCGATAACCACTACGACAGTAACCCTAACGCATGGATGGCATAAGCTGTGGCTGAATACACTGAAACAATGACAGAACCGAACGGAGATAAGAAGGAAGGCACAATTGTCGACGTTCTTGCCGTTGATGGTAAAGTAGATAAAAAATACGTACCAGAAGGTTTTGACACTGTTGAAGACTTCTTGTGCGACATGAGGAAAGAATATCGGGCTGACGTCGATTTCGACCGTGAGAACCGTGAACAAGCTTTAGATGATAAGAAGTTCTCCGCTGGTGAACAGTGGGACCCGATTGTTATGGAGCAGCGCAAGGGTCTTCCCTGCCTTGTTATTAACAACATCCCACAGTTTACTGCCCAACTTGTTGGCGACTGGCGTGAGAGCCGTAAGGCAGTTAAAGTTGTTCCCGCTAACGACGAAGACGTAGATGTAGCCAATATCCGCGGTGACCTCATCCGCTCTATTGAGATGCAATCTCGTGCAGATCGCGTATACGACAGCTCCTTTGAGTCTCTAGTACAGTGCGGCGATGGTTCATTCCGTATTGCTGTTGAATATGCCAGAGATGACGTATTCGACCAAGACATCTTTGTACGACCAATCGAAGATTGCCTTTCTACTGTCTGGGACCGGTTCTCAGTTGACCCCACAGGCCGCGATGCCCGGCGGGTTTACGTAGATGACCGCGTACCTAAGAACGAGTTTGAACGGAAATGGCCTGGGGTTGTTGCTGACACATTGTCCAGCGATTCCGACCTCAACATTCTAACCGATGACGGCTGGATTGATGACGACGCCTACCGAGTAACTGAATACTGGCGTTTGGTTGAACGCAAGAAACTTCTTACCATGTTTGAGAACGGTAAGATTTTTGAACTAACCGACGACAACATAGAAACACTACAAGCGGCGAATGGTCCACCTATTCGTACCCGCGTATCGTGGTGCACGTACGCCCAGATGCATCTCTGCACTGGGTTTGCAGTTCTCTCCGGTCCTTATGAGTATCGGCTTAATCGTCTGCCTATTATCCGCATGTCTGGTCGCGTGACCAACGTTGCAGGTCGTAGGATTCGTTACGGCCTTGTCCGATTCATGAAGGATGCCGTCCGTCTCAAGAACTTCTGGCGTTCAATCGCCGCTGAGCAGCTGGGCTATGCTCCGAAGGCTAAGTGGATTGCACCAGAGTCTGCTGTTGAAGGTCGTGAAGACACGTTCCGCAAGGCACACCTGTCTCGTGACCCTCTGCTCATCTACAACGATGGGGCTGAGGCACCACCTACACTGATTCCTCCCCCTCCTGTCGAAGCTAGCCTTCTGAACGAAGCTGCTATCAACGCACAGGACATGAAGGATGTTACCGGCATTCATGATGCCTCACTAGGTATCAGGTCGAATGAAACCTCTGGCCGAGCTATTCAGGCACGGCAACGCGAAGGTGACATCGCCTCACTTACATTCTATGATAACGCCAACGCTGCCGTTCTGGAAGCTGGCGACGTCATGAACCAACTAATACCGCAGATTTACGACGGCACTCGTGTTGTACGTATAATCGGTGAAGACGAGAAGATGAAGTTCCAACGGATCAACGATCCTATGGACCCCAACTCCATTGACCTGTCTGTCGGCATGTTTGATGTTGCCCTGTCAACTGGCACATCGTACACAACTCGACGCGTAGAAGCAGCACAAGCCATGATGGATGCTATCCAGGTATGGCCAGAGCTTATGACTGTTGCTGGTGACCTTGTTGCCCGTGCACAGGATTGGCCAGGAGCTGAGAAGATTGCTGAGCGTTTGGAAGAAAGACTTAACCAACCTCAGATCGATCCTCAGCAGATGCAGCAAATGCAGCAAGAGTTGCAACGCTTGGCAATTGAGAATGAATCTCTCAAGATTGAGAACCAATCTGTCAAGGCTGACAAGGAAATCGCTCTTTACAACGCTGAGACACAACGTATTCGTGCTCTGTCTGATCATGAGGTTGACGCCAATCAGATGGAACAGAATGCAATTAAAATGATTCTGGACGGTGCAAAGTCTGTTGATGAAATGGATTTACGTACGGAGGAATTTGAACAAAAGAGACAAGACCAACAGGAAGATAACGCACGCCAGCACGAGCTGGCTGAGAAATCCCTGGAGGCAAAATCGACCCCTCGCGCCACAAGCACTTCTAGCGCAGGATCAAGGTCGCAACCTAAGAAGGCAAACGGT